ACTAAAAATAAGAATAAAAAGAGGGCAGCGGCATTGCGTAATTTAACAACCAAGATTGCGCAAATGCAAGTTACCCCAAAAAAGAAAAAGAATAAAAAGAAGAAGAAAGCGATGAGTCCTATGGGACCCGTTGCATCGATCAGCACTGCACCTGTTGCTATAGGTAACTCTATTAAAGGAGCTAAAGCTGTCTCACGTAACACACCTAATGGTTGTGTAGTCCGAGGGCGAGACTTCATGTTTACGCCTATTGGTACTAACACGATCACGACGTGGTGTATGGTGGGAGGCACTCCCTTGAGCCCTGTAGCTTTCGGTGATAGCGTAGTTCGCGAGTACATGCAGATGTACCAGAAGTTCAGGTGGAGATCATGTACTGTTTATTACATTACTTCATCCCCGACGAGCTCTACTGGTGACGTCATGTTTTATTACTCAAAGAATCGCGATAGTGTCTTCCTTAATCAGACTTCTAGTTTCCTACTGCCTTTCGTTATTTCAGACCCTAACACTGTGTTGGGTCCGCAATGGACAAATCACGCAGCTAAATTGGAAATTGAGCCTATTTGGAAGTCTACCGATTATGGTATGGCTGCTGATCCTAATCAGTATGCGGCTGGGGAAGTGTTTTTGTTGTCTAAGACGACGACGACTGACTCTCCCGGCTATGTTCTTTTCGATTATGAAATTGAATTTGCTGAGATTCAAATTTCTCCTCGGCTTCTAGCTTTACCACTTCCTCGAGCGCAGTATACAAATGTGGCGCTTACGACCTTTGGAGCGAAGTCAGCTGGAGGGATTATCGATTTCATCTCAAATGCAGGTACTTTGCTTAGCGGCGCTTCAGGAGCTAACCCGAATGGTTTCGCGGTCGGAGACATCTACAAGGTGATTTTTGACAGTACAAACTCGGTTTATACTACTGGCACTGCGGCGAATCTACTCCAAGTGTCTGTTGGGAACAGTAACACTTACAATCTTATCATCAGTGACGGACTGACGGTTTATGGCGTGGCGGATCAAAGTGGGGCTATTGGTTTATACCAAACCTCTACTGATGCGTACACAGCCTCGAATCCCATCCAGTCTCAAACAAATCAGAC